TTGCGTGAGTTCCAGACGGCATTCATTGGCGGGTTGGAGAAGGCCGGGGCTTCAGCAGACTACGTCAAGGCGCGTCTGATTGACTTGGCCGCAGCCGCAGCCAAATCCCTAGGTGCTGACCTAGGGGCTTCCCTCAACGGGTTGACACAGCAGTTCAAACAGAACATCGACGCGGTGCAGTCACTGGCTGCCAACTTCGACAAGTTGAAGGCTTCCGGCGTGGACGCCAGCAAGCTGTTGGCCGATGGCTTGACCGCCATGTTGGCCAAAGCTAAGAACCCTGTTGAAATTCAGGAGTTGATCAAGCTGTGGCAACAGCTGGGTAGCGAGGGCAAAATCACCGGCAAGGCGTTGGCCGACGGTCTGGACCAAGCCAAGGCCAAGCTGGATGAGCTCAAGCCCGGCATCAACAGCGTGGCGGAAGCGTTCAAGACCTTCGGGTTGCAGACGCGGGAAGAGGCTACCAAGCTGGCCAACAACTACCGGGAGGCGTTCAACGTCATTGAGTCGTCTGGCCAAGCCACCACGGGTCAGTTGCAGGAGGCTTTCAAGAAGTACGCAGAGGCCGCAATTGCCGCCAACGGCGGGGTCAGCAACAGCTACTTGGACGCCAAGGCGGCTGCTCTAGGCATGCAGATTCAGGTGGACGAGGCGGGCAAGGTCACGGTGTCGGCTATGAACTCAGCCACAGCGTCCACCCAGAACTTGGCGGCAGGGTTCCGGTCTGTGGGGGATGCGGCTGTAGAGGCTTCTGAACGTACAACAGCGGCGCTGGAGCGTCAGGTTGCTGCCCAGGAGAAAGCCATAGAAGTGGCCAAGCGCCAACAGGCTTTGGAGAACCAGCGCCGGGGTGTGGATGACCAAGGGTTCAGCGCCGACAAGAATGGCAAACGCATCGTGATGCAGAATGAGTTGGGCACGCGCACCGGCATCATCAACTTCCTGCGCGCAGCAGGCGTTGACGACATGGAAGCGGCCAAGAGCATTGCCAACGAGTTTGCTGACAGCCAAGGCAACATCCCGTACTTCAACAACCCCGGTCAACGCAAGTACAACGCAGACACGTTGAGCAGGGCTGTGCTGAAGGCGGCGGAGTCTTACATCTACGGAGAGGGTTCTCAATCCGCCAAGCTGAACACGGGCAACAGCGGCAACAACTCCAGTTCATCCAGTAGCTCCTCCAGCAGTTCATCACGCACCACAGCACCGTCGTCTGGAGCACGCACAACCAGTTCCAGCGGCAGCAGTTCCAGCTCAACCAGTGGTCGGTCTGTGAACGTGAATTTCAACTTGGGAGGGCAGTCCGTTCAAGGTAAAATAGACGCCAACGACGAATCTGCCTTCCTCGGCATATTGCAACGCGCAAAGGGGGTCTCATGAGATTGATTGATCAAGTCACGTTGGAGGAGCTACCGCTGCCCAACGACTTGCTGTGGACGGACGAGTTCCAATGGACTCCCGTTCAAGCCACCAACACGTACACTTTGACCGGGGCGCTCATCATTGAGCAGGGTGTACGTCAGGCCGGACGCCCACTCACCTTGGCGGCAGACCCTGACATGGCTTGGGTGACGCGGGCAACGGTGCAAAAGCTGCGGGACTGGTCTGCCATTGCCGGGCGCAAGTTCAAACTCGTGTTGGAGTACGCCACTGACGTGCGTCAGTTCATCGTGGTGTTCCGTCACGAGGGCGACCCCGTAGGCGCAGCCCCGGTCAAAGGGTTCCCCGGTCACGCTGACGGCGACTGGTTCCGTGTTTCACTCAAATTTATCGAGGTGCCTGTATGAGCATTCAAACCGGGGACATCAAACTCCTCAAGTCCCAAGTCCTGCTGGACACAACCGACGGCGGTGGCGCCATGACCTCCAACGAGGTGGTGGACGGCCTGAGCAACAACTTGTTCGCTGATATCTCTGAGCTTGACCGCACCTATGGGCGCGTGTCTTTGCGCAAGGCGTATGCAGCGGTGGTCACCACGAACGTGGACAGCTACTACGGCTCCCACGCCATCATCAGCCGGGTGCCGGATGACCCTCGGGTCAGCGTGAGCCTGTTCAGCACCAAGGACTGGTTTGACCGACGCTCTGCCGCTCGTGACAAAATTGAGCGCTACTTGGCGCGGGGTCCAAAGTGGGCGGGGCACTTGCTTGAGATGCAGCTGGAAGGTCAACGCGCCATTCAGCTTGCTGTGCGCCTGAATGACGAAGAACCCAAGGTCGGTCAGGGCTTGAACTTGGTGCAGTTTGAAGGCTTGCCCGCCGAATATGAGCAATATGTACGGGTGACCAAGGTCACGGCTCAGGAGCGCACGTTCACTGTCCAGGGTAAGGACGTTGTGCGCAAGGTGCTCACGGTGGAAATCAGCGACCCTCTGCGGTTCAACTTCGAAGGCCCAACTGTGGAGCAGTTTGAGACCGGCAACTTGGGCAAGGCGTTTTGCCGTGACACCCGCGTGGCCAACGCAGCCACCTACTACGGTGCGGTGAAGTTGACCAACGCAGCCGTCATCAACGACGCCTCCATCCAGGCCGACAGCATCTTCACCCAGCTGGTGCCATCGGCTCAGTCGGAAACACCTATGGTGGACTTGACTGCAGCCAGCCTCAGCAGCTTGTACGTGCCGGGCAATGACGGGTTGATCAGCACCAGCGTCAACGCCCCCATCGGGCCAAACACCAAGTTGTACATCGGTAACTCTGTGGTGCCGGGTACGTTGAGTCTGACTGTAGGCGGCAACACGATTGTGGACAGCGCCGGTGACTTGAAGTCCGGTTCAACAATCGTCGGGTTCATTGAGTACGACAAAGGTCTGTTGAGCTTCACCGCCAACGCCGCATCCTACAGCGGCTCTATGCCGTTGACGTTCAAGCCTGCAGCCGTGCCCAGCCGGGTAGCGGACACCGCGTCCATCAGCATCGTACAGGACACGCGGGGCTACAACTACACCATCACGCTGCTACCCATCCCGCAACCGGGTTCGTTGGTGGTCAGCTATATGTCCCAAGGCAAGGTGTACTACCTGTACGAGAAGGGTGACGGTGTGTTGCGCGGCTCGGACGCTGCCTTCGGTACTGGCAACATCAACTTCACCACCGGCTCCGTCATCATCACCACAGGGGCGCTGCCGGACGCGGGGTCAGAACTGATTTTCGCTTGGGGCAAGGCGGCCACCGCATTCACCCGCGCCAATACGACTGTGTTGCCTTCCCACGTGGAAATCACCTTGAGTCACCCGCAGGTAGCGCCGGGGACGGTTAGCATCGGCTGGACTGTGAACGCGGTCAACAAGGTGGCCATTGACGACGGCAACGGAGCTATCACCGGGGACGCCACGGGCAAAATCAACTACGCCAGCGGCAAGATTGAGCTCACCCCCACCGCTCTGTACCAGAAGGGAACCGAGTTCACGGTCAACTACCAATGGGGTCCACCCAACGAACAACGGTTCGACATGCCAACGCGGGACGGCAACGGCAACGTGACGGTCACTCTGCCCAACGTGGGTGGGGCAATCATCCCCAAGTCGGTGGAACTGGTTTGGAACGTGGACATTCTGGACAGCGCCACGCTGGGCCAAATCTTCACCACGCAGACTTTTGAACCGCCTCCACCTGTGTTCAGGCGTGACCCTCTTGTGCAAGCCTTTGACAACGGTTCTGGAGGCTTCAAGCGTTCAGGCGGTGCCGTGCAGGCTGGGTCAGTCAACTACAGCACGCGTGAAATCTCCATCACTCCGGAGTTTGAGGTTCAGATTCCCAAGCCCATTTTCGGCAACAAGCAAATTGGCGAGACCCGGCAAGACCGAGTGGTCAACGGCGGCTCCACTCAGCTGGTGACACGGACGTACCGTTACCAATTGCTGTCTTGGCAGTACGTGCCGACGTTGGCCACCATGCCGTTTGATGAGAAGGGCTACATGATTGTCCGTTGGCGCACGGTTGCGGGCGGTACGGCGGCCACTGAGACGTTCCAAGCCAACCAGATTCGCTTCGATATCACACCCGGCTTTGCGGAAGACATTCTGCAAGGCTCTGTGCGGTTCACCCTCGGTGGCAAGACTTACATCGACCGCTTGGGCAGCTTGTACCACACAGTCAGCCCCACTACTGGCGCTGGCGTGCTTGCGGGACAGATTCAGTATCAGTCCGGCGCTATCACGTTGGATGATTGGACTCCCGGCGCAGCCAACAGCCTGACGCTTCAGTCGTTGGTGACAGAGATGAACGTGCAGCCGGTGGACGAGGTGGTGTTCCGCGTACCCATTGCCCCGGTACGCACCGGCTCTGTGCAGATTCGCGCTGTGCCAATTGAGGGCAACAACGGTGAGCAAATCAGTGTGACTGCCGACAGCACCGGGAAAATCAGCAGCCCATACATGGTGGGAACTATCGACTATCAATCCGGGGTGGTGCGTATTCGCTTCGGCCAAAAGGTGGTCGTGGACGCCAACGTGCAAGCTCAACCTTGGTACAACGCTGACGCTGTATTCACCGAGGCTTCTGTACAGAAGATCATCAAGCCCCGGCCTGTGTACGCTGACAGCATCCGTTACAACGCGGTGGGGTACACCTACTTGCCATTGAGCGCTGACGTGCTGGGCATGGACCCGGTGCGGTTGCCATCGGACGGACGCGTGCCTATCTTCCGCACTGGCGACGTGTGCGTGGTGCACCATACAGACAAGACGGTCTTCCCCGGCACGCCTTCTGTCGGCACGGTGCTCAACGTGGGACGGGTGCGGGTCAGCTACATCAAGGTGATGGACGTCAACAACGCTCCGCTCGACCCCGCCATGTACAACACGGACTTGGACGCGGGCACGGTCACGCTCAAGAGCAACTACGCTCTGGGCGCTCTGACCTTGCCTCTGTACGCTGAGCACCGGATTGAGGACATGGCGCTGGTGACGGACGTTCAAATCAACGGGCGGTTGGCGCTGAACCGGCCTCTGACTCACAACTACCCGGCGCAAGCTGCTGTGGTGTCGTCTGCGTTGATATTCGGTGACTTGCAGGCTCGCGCCTTCAGCAAGTTCAGCCAAGAGTCTTGGACCAACGTCTGGTCGGACAGCATTATCGGTAACGCCACCACAGCGCAGTACAACGACACCTTGTACCCGATTGTCACCACCAACAAAGGCGCGTTGGAGGAAAAGTGGGCGTTGATCTTCACCAACAGCACTTCGTTCAGAATAGTGGGCAAGACGGTGGGGCAGATTGCCACCGGAGATATCAACGCGGACTTGTCTCCGTTGAACCCCGCTACAAATCAACCCTACTTCAACTTGAACAAACTGGGTTGGGGTACGGGCTGGGCAGCTGGCAATGTGCTACGCTTCAACACGGCTGCTGCCAACTATCCAGTGTGGTTGGCGCGTACCGTGCTACAAGGTCCAGCCACAGCCCTCAACGATAGCTTCCAGCTGCAAGTGCGCGGCGACATTGACCGTTAACCAAGGAGAAACCTAAATGCTTCCCATCCTCTTCAAGAGCACCGACCAAGGTGCACCGGTGCTCAACAATGCGGCTGGCTCGCTGATCAGCGTGCTTGATGCCTGCCTTGTGACCGGCTTCAACTCACTCGGCGTCACCTCCCTGCAGGTGGTTTCCAATGTGTGTACTGTGACCACAGCGGCTAGCCACGGCTATCAGGTGGGCCAATGTGTGCTGATCGCCGGTGCGTCCACCTCGACGCTGAACGGCGACAAGACCGTGGTGGCCACCCCGACCGCTACGACGTTCACGTTCGCTGTGACCCAAGCCGACGGCTCTGAGACACCTGGCTCCGCGTCAGTCAAGCGGACACCATTGGGCTGGGCTAAGGAGTTCTCTGGTACCAACAAGGCTGTGTACAAGATGACTGACGTGGCCAGCTACGGTCAGCGTCTGCGTGTGGATGACTCGACAGCTGGTGTCGATGCCCGTGTCATTGGTGTGGAGAACCCCACCACAGTGGATGCCTACAGTGATGCCTTCCCCACTAACGCGCAATTCTCGGGTGGAGGTTACTGGTCGCGCGGCGCGAACAACACGACTGCCAAGTTCTGGGCCATCGTGGGTGATGAACGCTTCTTCTATTACATCGTCGAACACAGCTCCCGCAATGGCGCATACAGCCTGTCGAACATCGGCTACACCGGCGGCTACTTTGGCGACATCGTGTCATTCAAGAATGGCGAGGCTTATGGGTGTATCATTGGTGGCTGCCACAGCAGCACTTCTACGATCACGGCGATGCCTGCGGTGTTGCAAACTGCTGTCGGCGATGACCCCAGTACGACGCACTTCCGCTACATCTGCCGCCAACACACAGGCATCGCCAAGTCAATCCCGACAGGGTTTTCGCACCCTGGTGGGGGCTCCTCCTCCTCCTCCTCCTCCTCCTCCTACCCGGTCTACCCGTCACCCATCGACAACGGGTTGGTGTTTGCCGAACCGAGCTTTGTGGTGGAGCAGCTGGAGAACTTTGGCCATCCGATACGCGGCGTGTTGCCAGGCGTGGTGCAGGTGCTGTGCCGCTACGACAACTTGTCGGACGTACTTTACGGCGAGACGCTCACAGCCAGCGACGGCAGTGGTTTGAAGGTGATTATCTTCAGAGGTGCGTGCTCTTCGCAGTCGGCAGATTCAGCGCTCGCCCTCAAACTCTCAGCAGCTTGGAGGTAAGTCATGGCGGCTCACGTCTATTGGCGGGTGCGCTTCACTAAGTCCAGTGGTTCAGCGACGGACATTTGGCTCGATGAAGTGTCATTCCGCAGTGCCGCTGATGCTGACCTGTCGACAGGCGGGACGGCCATCGCAAGCGGTATCTATGACGCCACCTACCCGGCGAGCAACGCTTTCGACAAGACGGTGGCCAACGCCGGGTGGGCGAGTCCGCTGAACACCTTCCCATGTTGGATTGGTTATCAGCACCCGTCGGCCGTAGACGTAGCCTCAGTGGTCGTCACGTGCGCCGACCATGCTGACGCGAGCGATGAATTGCCGGTCGATCGGGCGGTGTTCCTCGAGTGGAGCGACGATGGTACAAACTGGACGGCCGCTGGCCAACTGACTTACCGTACAGACGGAGGTTGGGCAGCGTCATCTGTGGTGCGGCTGGTGGCTGGTTCGCCCGGCACTAGCAAGTTGGTGGGCACCTCGGTTAACCGCTTGAACGGTAACGTGTTGTCTCAGACACCTCTTCGAGGTGTCTTCGTCAGGGGCGCGTACGCCAGATTTGACCTAGTCGACGGAGGCTCTGGCACCATCTCAGGGTTGGTCACGATTGAGAATATTCCGGGTTCCCGTAAGGTGCGGCTGTACCGTAAGCACGACGGTCGTTTGATGCGGGAAACCTGGTCAGCCCCCAACGGAGCATATTCGTTCGCCAATATAGACCCGACGTTGGAATACTTTGTGGTGGCGCACGACCATCTGCGGGTGTACAACGGGGTCATACAGGATATGTTGACGCCATGATTACATTCAGCCCGGCAGTTATCAGTGACAGGCTACAAGCCCTGACAAGAGCGTTGGACTTAGACCCCACGCTGCCAGGGCGGTTGTCTATATTGTCAGCACCTATACCCACGGCTGGCCAGCCCCCAGCCCCTGAAGCTCAGGTGCTTGCCACAGCCACGTTCCCTAAGCCGTCGTTGAGTCATGTATCAGCCAACATTCTCACGTTGTTGAATCCCGCTACTTCATTGGTGACCGTGACGGGCGAGGCTGCGTGGGCTAGGCTAGAGAACGGCTCCAATCAATGGGTGGCGGATTTAGATGTAGGTGTAGCCGGGAGCGGGGCTGCTGTTATATTAGATAACGGCTCCGGCACACTGATGTTGTACGCTGGTGGAGAGTTCAGCGTCACTTTGGCCAAGTTACAAGAATCATGAGCATCGTCAACGTAAACTTCACCAAAACCTACACACCGCCGACTAGCTCTGCGGTGAATTTGCGTTTTGGCGTTTCTGACGAAGTGGCCATAGACCCAGCGGCGTGTGAACTGAGCGTCGCCGCCCCGGCTCCAACTTGGGCTTGCACCGCGCTATACGCCTCCAACGTCAGCCGTCCGGTGGGTATCCTGCCCGCCTTTGTTTGGCAACCAGCTGCGCCGGAGGAACTCAGTCAAATAGGGGGTTGGGGGCACGCTCAGACAGACCGCCAATACACCGCAGAGCACTGGGAGCGTGCACGGAGTCTGCACTCAGAACTGACTGAGGGTCACGCCCAGTCCGACCGCCTGCGTACCGCCTCGGGCATTGACTGGAGCCGGGCAGTACGGCAGGACGCAGACGCGGTGGGTGAGTTGTTCAAGGACTTGGACCCCGACCGCGTGTACACTGAGGTGCCGTGGCGCTTGGGCGCTCCGTTGTCTCGTTTTGAGTCTGACGGGTTCGTCCAACTGCTGCCGTTCAAACACAACAAGGTGTTGTCCTGGCAGGAGGCAGCGTACTTGAGCCGTGTAGAGTCGTTGCTGTTCAACGTGGGTCAAGACTTCACTATGCGCACCAAGGTGCCGTGGCAAGAAGGCCGCAAGCCTCCGTCCGGGCGGGAGCTACCCTACGTGCCGCCTGTGACTCCCCCGTACCTGCCCAGCTACAACTTGAACTTCCTGTGCAAGTGCACGTTCCCCGACCACCTCAACGTGCTGTTGAACTTTGGCCTCCACCCTTGCCCAGGAGAAGGCGGAGTCACAGTACCCATTCGAAAGGTATATTTCATCGTGAACACTCTAAGCCTCAAACGCGTGAGCGACAACACGCCCATTGAGCTCAACTCGGCTTCTGTAGGTATCGACTACAACAGCTGGTGTTGGAGTTTCTCTGGCAGCGTGCCCTACAACCAACTCGATAAAGTTGAACCCTCCAGCACTGGCCCAGTGGAAGTGGAATTGGAAATCAACGGCATGCTGTGGCGCTTCCTGGTGGAGGAGTACGATGAGAAAAAGGAGTTCGCCAAAACCGCCATCAGCATCAAGGGGCGGAGCGTCACCGCCTACCTGGAAAGCCCCTACGCCCCGGTACGCAGCTTCACTCAGTCCACTACCCTGAGCAGCCGTCAATTTGCTGAGGCCGAGCTCACTAGGGCAGGTTTAGTGACAGGGTACACCCTGGACTGGCAGCTGATTGACGCACTCGGATGGTCTATGCCTGCTGGAACTTGGTCGTACAATGACTTGACCCCCATTCAGGTGATTCAGGCCATTGCTCAAGGCGCAGGTGGGTTTGTCAACAGCCATCCGGTAAACAAGCAGCTGATTGTGTTGCCGGAGTACCCCGCTCCGTACTGGGAGTGGAATGCCGCCACCGTCGCCCGGAGCATCCCTCAGTCAGTGATCAAGAGCCGCAACTTGCGGTGGTCTGAGAAGCCCAGCTACAACGGTGTGTACGTGAGCGGGGAGAATACTGGTGTGACCGCCTTTGTGAAGCGCACCGGCACGGACGGAGCATACCAAGCGCCGATGTTTGTCAACCCCATGATCAGTGCCAGTGCGGCGGCACGCAACAAGGGTATGAGCATATTGAGCGCCGGAGGGCGTCAGGCGCAAATGGGGTTGGACTTGCCCATGGAACCCGCTATCGGCTTGCTGACTCCGGGTATGATTATCGAAGTGACCAACGGCGGGTTGGGGTCGGAACCAGCGTGGCGCGGGTTGGTGCGCAGCACCTCCATCAGCGCAGCGTGGAGCAGCGGCCTGACTGTGAGTCAGAGCATTGATTTGGAACGACACTACGGAGGCTTGTGATGGCGATACTTGGCGGCATATGGAAGAAGTTTGTTGACCTTCTACCCAAGACTCCTCGGTACATTGGCACGGTAATCACCGTGACTTCACCGGGGCAGTATGTGGTGCAGTTGGTGGGAGGGGGAACCCTCACGGCGTTGGGCAGCGCCGAGTACCAGGTGTCAGACCGCGTGTTCGTGGCTGATAAGAAAATTGAGGGCAAGGCTCCCACCTTGACCGCTGAAACTATAGAGGTGTGAATATGAAGGTTTTGAAAGAGTGGAAGTTGCTGGTGCGCAAGGCGTGGTCGCTACGGCTCATGGCCATTGCAGCAGCGTTGTCGGGGTTGGAGGCCATCGCGCCCTTTGCCGCCCCGTGGTTGGGTCAACGCACCTTCGCGTTGATCATGTTCAGCATAGTGGCCGCAGCGTTTGTTGCCCGGCTGCTGGCGCAAAAAGGAGTGACAGATGAACGACAACAATAAGTTCAAGGTGCCCTACCCGCGCACGTTGATTGCAGCCTTGACCATCAGTGCGGCAGGGCTGATTGGCGTAGCCTCCGACGAGGGCTACCGGGGCAGCGCCTACATACCCGTGCCGGGGGACGTTCCCACCATCGGCTTTGGGGACACCGCTGGCGTCAAGCCCGGTGACAAAACCGACCCGGTGCGGGCGTTGATCAAGTTGGGTCAGCACGTGTCGGGTGCAGAGGCTACGCTCAAGCAGTGCTTGGGGGACGTTCCTCTGTATCAACACGAGTGGGACGCCTACGTGCGGCTGAGTATCAACGTGGGCGCTGGAGCGGTGTGCCGGTCGTCCATCAAGGTCAAGCTGCAGGCCGGTCAGTACGTTGAAGCGTGCAAGACCATCCTCCAGTTCAACAAGTTCCAAGGCAAGCCGTTGCCAGGGTTGACGGCTCGCCGGGAGCGCGAGTTCAAAGTGTGCATGGGAGGTGCGTCATGATCATTGGCGACGTCCGCAATATCGCCTTGGCGTTGGTGATTGGCTTGACCGTGGGTGCTCTAGGCTCCGGTCTGGCTGTCAAACGCTACGTGAACAACGCCTGGACTGCCAAGCTGTCCACCCAGAAGTCAGAAGCGGCCACCGCGCTGCAAAAGGCTACAGACCGTGCCACCAAGGCCGAACGTGCTCAAAACCAACTTGCAACCGAACTGGAGATACAAAGTGAAATCAACAAGAACCGACTCAATGACGATTACAGGAGCAACACTGCTCTTGCTACTCAGCTTGGTGGGCTGCGCGACCCCGGACGTAGGCCGGGTGGTAGTTGCCCCAACCCCGCCCCTACCGGCTCCGCCACCCAGCCTGCTGGTGAAGCCGGAGGAGCCACGCTTTCAACAGAAGCTACGCAGTTTCTTCTTGACTTCGCCCGCGACGCAGACTCAGCAGCCGAGTACGCCAACACCTGCTACAACTGGCTCCAAAAACTGAAGGGGCAAGCGGCTCATGTGGACTGACCAAATAGACCAGGCCAACGAACTGGCAGAGCGTGAGCGTACCGCTGCAGCGACTGTGCGTAAGCCTACCCTCCCCAAGACTGGCAAGTGCCATTGGTGCGGTGAGTCAGTGCCGGACTTTGCTCAGTTCTGCGGGGCTGAGTGTCGTGATGAATACGAGGAGCAAGAAAAACGCCAGCGCAGGGCTGGCGTCCGTAGGTGAAGGCGGTGTGCGTCAGCCTTGGTTGACGTACCCGCTACCCGGTTCTGACCCCTCCGCCTCAGCAATCATTCGCTGCAGAGTAGCGTGGGCGCTTTCCAGAAGCTCGCAATGACCTTCCCACTCAGTGACCAAGGCCACAACATGCGCCTCGTCACTGGTCAGTTCGTTGGCCTTCACGTAGTCCTCCACAGAGATGAACGCCAACGGAGGAACCTCAGCCATCAGGAACGTCTGCTGTGGCGTGGCCGCCTTTGCAGCAGCCAACCCGCGCAGCTTGGTCAGAAAGTGCTCCGCCTTCTGCAAGTCCTGCAGGCCGTTCTTCTTGCGCCACCGGGTGACGTACTTGGTGACCTGGCCTTCAAAGTAGCCCATACACCGGCTGGCGACAAAGTCCCAGTGCTGGATGGATGCCTTGTAGTGGTGGCCGCCCACTTGAGTGTCATTGGCGGAAGATTGCATCACGTTGCTCCTTGATGTGGTTGAGAATCTCCAAGGCCACGTCGGTGGGGTTCATGGAGTCCAAATAGCTGATGTAATTGGTCAAGCACCCTTCAATCAAGCGGTTGCCCCGGTAGGCTTCACTCAGGCAGAAGAGCGCACCTTCCAGGCAGTCCGCCAACTTCAGCGTGCGCGCCTCCGTGTCGGTGATGACGGGCTGAGCAATGTGGAGCGACTCAAACAGTTCGTCCTCCATGGCGTCAAACACGGGCTTGACCCCGTACTGCTTTTTGACGGGCGCGGGAACGTCGCCAGTGGTGTACTCAGGCGCGTCGTGCATCATGGCGGCCAATAGCAAGTCCTTGCTGCAAGCCCCGTTGGTCAGGATGTACACCAGCCACATCACACCGTAGGTATGTTCCCCCACGTTCTGTTGTTGCTGGGTGTCCTCGGTGTGGTAGCGGCGCACCCGTGCAGACCGCACCACCATAGTCAGTTGGCGTGTGAGTAGAGCGTTCATTGGCCGGGTACTCCTACACCGTCGCCTCTCATTTGCTTGCGCAAGCGGCGCTCCAACCATTCCACGCCGGCTGCACGCCAGTCCGGAGCCTTGCAACCCTGAGCCAACTGAATGGCGCGGGGCAAGTCGCCGTCCTTGTATGCAGCATGGGCGGACATCATCGGCACAACCACGTAACGGAAGAACGGATGCCGCCCGTGATGATCAGCCGTGGGGAAGTGGGCCACCGCCTCGCAATCGGCCAACCAAGCCTCT